GTGTCCTCTCCCCCTCCGGGGTTCAACCCGGGGTCGCCCGCACACGTACGCGGAAATCTAGTATAGGAGGCAGCTTGTGACTCTCGTCCACTTCGATTTGCGTCACCCCGGAGCCTCCGGACGCAAACCAGCAGCGGGGCGCATTGCTTGGGTCCCCACCGAGCGCAAGGTCGACGGGTCCATCGTGGTCCTCCCGACCCGCGTTTCGGTCACCCTGGACCCCCTCTCCTCCGCTCAGATTGAACCCGGAATCTACCTCTTCCACGAGGAAGTAGTCGGCGGCATCTCGGCTTACCGCGTTGTCCCGAACTCGCTGGAGGCCGACTACTCGTCTTTGGTGGCGATTGACCCGGCTACTTTGGACCCCGCGTCCCAGCCCGAGGCCGCGTGGTACGCCTTCGTTGAGACCCTGAATGCCGCCAATGCTGACATGCTGGCCTCCGCGCTCGCCTCTCAGCACTCCGCCGAACTCGCTCAGCTCTCCGCGACCGGCTCTCAGACCGCTGCCAGCGCATCCGCCCTCGCAGCGTCCAATTCGGCTGGTGCTGCTGCATCCTCCGCGACCCAAGCTGGAACGGCCCGTGATGGGGCTGTTTCGGCTCAGGGGTCGGCGGCTGGGTACGCTTCGGCGGCTTCGGGGTCGGCTGTTGCGGCTTCTGACTCCGCCTCCAGCGCAGCGGCCAGCGCTTCGAGCGCTTCCACCAGCGCCGGGACAGCCACTACGAAGGCCGCAGAGGCTACGGCAGCGGTTCTTGGCTTCTCGGTCGGTACGGTGTCCACGGTAGCCCCCTCGGAGGCCGCGTCTGCCACGATCACGGGTCCTGTCGGGTCTCGCGTACTCAATCTGTCGATCCCTCGGGGTGCGGTGCCAGTGTTCTCGGTCGCTGAAACCACTACCGGACCTGAGACCCCGGGCGCAACTGGCCTAAAGGGTGACAAGGGCGATAAGGGTGACCCGGGTGGTTGGACTACAGCTACCGATCTCGGTACGATGGACCTCAATACAGTCCTGACGGCGGGTCTGTACAGGGTAACCCAGGGTGCCAACGTCTCCACGACGTTGAACTACCCTGTCACCCTCAATGCTACTGCTGTGATGCACGTCATGATGGTATCCGCCACCAACGTAATCCAGCAGTTCGAGTTCGTCCTGTCCACCCCGGCAGCTCGCGGGTTCTGGCAGCGGTCAACCTCCAACGGAGGCACCACTTGGGGTCCGTGGAGGTTCGTCGCTACCCAGCGCGTCGATAGTACTGCTGGTCGGGCTATTTACACGTGGGACGACACGGCGGTTCCCGGTCGCGAACAGCTCGTATATGGCGATACTGGAAGCCGCGAAATCAGCGCGTACCTGAATACTACCAACTGGGCCGCAGGGAATATCAAAATTCGGCGGGTAGGCTGGGAGGTCGAACTCCGGGCTTACGGTCTGGACAACGTGGCTGGTTTGGTAGGCAGCGTGGGCATCCTCAACGCTGGTCTCCCGGCTGGGTTCCGCAACCAACACACAGTTGCAGGGTTCGCCCAGATCGGGGCCAACTCCGGACAGGTCATTACGGCTTTCGGAGCCACTCAGGTTACCATCGTCGGAGTTGTGGACGGCGCAATTTGCGGATTCACCGCCAAATGGCAGACCACGGATCCTTGGCCAGCGTCGCTCCCAGGCAACGCTGACGGCGCAATCCCGAACCTATAAGGAGGATCAATGGCACGCACTCCGGATGATCCGACTAAGGCTCAGGTCTGGATCGACAACACCGACCCGCTGAACCCGAAGTTCGAGTTTTACTTCCCGCGCGGCTCCAAGGGAGACCCGGGCGGGATAGTAAACCCGACCAACATCGGGGCCGGGTATGACTGGAACAACTTGATCGTCTCGGGCACGTATTACGCGTCCGGAGCCGATCTGGCTGGCCAGCCGAACAGCCCACCCTCAATGGCAATCGGTGTAAACATCATCGTCCAAGCTCGAAACGCGGCGATTGTTACCCAGTACGCCAACACCGTTTCCAATGCGCACTCTCAAATCTTATTCCAGCGCTCGCTGGTTTCGGGGGTCTGGAGTCCGTGGAAGGTATTCCGCAACACCAGCATCGATAACTCTGTGGGCAAGGTCCTTACCATCTGGGACGAGTCGGCCAACCGGTCCCAGATGATCTATGGGGACACTGGGTTGCGGCAAATGACCCTGCCGGACAACGTTACGGCTGGTAGCTGGTTTATTCGCCGCGTGGGTAGTAGCGTCTACATTTACACCCAGTTTACGGCGATCAACAACAACACCGGCCAGGATTCGCACACCTACGAGGTGTTACCAGCAGGTTCGATACCTGCTGGGTTCCAGCCTCCGGTTTCAGTGCCTATCGTCGGGTTTGGTCGAATAGGCGTCTCGAACCAGCGCCAGCCCATAACCGCGTTCCTTTACGCGACCGGGCGAATCGCGTTGGAGAAGGATGAGACGAACGCTGCGGGTGCAGTCATCAATAACACTGCAGCTTCGTTCTATTTTGGCATCCATTACACGACGACTCAGGTTTGGCCAGCCAGTCTACCCGGAAGCGCTTCTGGCGTTATCCCGAATCTTTAGGAGACACCGTGGACCTCCACAATATGACCGATGAAGAGCTTGACCAGCTTCTCAACCTCGTTCTGAACGAGAAAGAGCGCCGGGAGCGACTCAAGCAGATCCCCCAGCAGGTGGCGATGCTCTCCAGCCAGTTCCGTGAGGGTGGCGGAGACCAAACAGAGCTGCTTGCAGCAATCGGAGGGTAATCATGGGCTTCGATCCTAAGGCTTTCGACAACAAGAAAATGTCGGAATACGTCGAGAAGTCGATCGAAGCCATGAAAGACGACCTGTCCGAGAAGGACTGGGGAATCGTCGGTGGTATTCGGACCATGGCGGAGTATTGCGACTCCACGAGACATACCGTCGAGGCCCTGTCTTTGGGTGGCGAGGCCGAACCGAAAGACATTATCCGCGCCATGGAGCTGCACAATAAGGCAATCTACACGATCCCGCAGATCATCTCGGGTCTGGAGAAGCTTGGCGGCTCCATCGCCGCTCGTAAAGCCCTCGATATGAAAAACGAGAAGCCAAAGAGCGGCCTTGCAGCAGTGAGGGAGCTTAGAAGTGGCAGCAGCAGCGACCAAAAAGCGCCCACCAAGCCGCGCAGCAGGCAGCAAAAGGCCACCGGCTAGGAAGGAACTGCTCGGCTCCGAGGTCCCCCGGGTCTACACTCCGCCCAAGCGGAAGCTGACCCCCAAGACCTCCCGGGGTTGGGAATGCATCGCATTCGCAGAGCAGGTCCTGGGCCTTTACCTGTACCCGTGGCAAAAGTGGGTGTTGATCCACGCGCTGGAGCTGAACCCGGACGGCAAGTTCCGTTTCCGCACGGTGGTCCTGCTGGTCGCCCGCCAGAACGGCAAGTCCCTGCTGCTGCAGGTCCTGTCTCTGTGGCGAATGTACGTTGACGAGGCCCCCCTCGTGATCGGCACCGCCCAAAACCTCGATATTGCTGAGAAGCAGTGGTCCGAGGCGGTCTCCCTCGCGGAAGATAACGAGGACCTCGCCGCCGATATCACGGCGGTCGACAAGACCAACGGCAAGAAATCACTCCGGATCGCCTTTGAGGGTGCAGATGGAACGATAGTCCGCTCCCAGTACAAGGTAACCGCCGCTACCCGTAAGGGTGGCCGTGGTTTGTCCGGCGATTTGGTGATCTTGGACGAACTCCGGGAACACTCCTCGTGGGACGCATGGGGCGCAATCACCAAAACCACCATGGCCCGACCCAAGGCTCAGGTCTGGGGTGTTTCGAACGCTGGTGACTCTTCCTCGGTCGTGCTTTCGCACTTGAGGGACCAAGCCGCAGCGGCAGTCGAGGCCAAAGACACCGACGATGTTTCGCTGGGTCTTTTTGAGTTCTCCGCGCCACCGGAAATGCCGACCTCGGATCGCCGGGGCTGGGCAATGGCCAACCCCTCTGTGGGGCACAAAGACGCTGACGGCGAAATCCGCCTAACGGAAGAGGCCCTGGCCTCCGCTCACGCGACCGACCCGGACCCAGTGTTCCGGGTCGAGTGCCTCTGCCAGTGGGTCTCGACTGCAGCGGTCGGACCTTGGGAGGCCGGTCACTGGGAGACCTTGAAGGACATGTCGTCCAAGAGGGTCGGCAGCTACTACTTCGGGGTGGACGTCTCGTGGGACCGCAAGTTCACCGCAATCTCGGTGGCTGGTCTCCGGGAGGACGGCAAGTACCACGTGGAAGTTGTGGCCTACCGCGCCGGAACAGACTGGGTGATACCCTGGCTGGAGGAGCGGAAGGACCGCGAAGGACTTCTCGGGGTAGCGATGCAGGAGAACGGCTCCCCGGTCTCCTCCCTCCTCTCGGATATGGTCGAGGCCGGTATCCGGGTAGTTGGGTGGGGTGGCGGTGAGTTGGGTCGCGGTACTGCCCAGATGTTCGACAAGGTAACCCAGGGGTTGGTTCGCCACCTGAATCAAGAGGTCCTGAACCTCGCGGCAGGCACGGCGCAGACCAAGCCCATTGCCGATTATTGGGTGTGGGACCGGAAGCGGTCGCCGTTCGATATCTCGCCGCTGATTTCAATTACCGCTGCAGTCTGGGCGCTAAGCCAGCCTGTTGAGGAAGAAAAGACCAGCGCATACGACAACGAAGAATTGATCTTCGTATGACCTCCGGAGGGAGCACTAGTGAGCGTATTTGATGCCCTGCGGAACGTTATGTCGCCGGTATCTCGGCAAGAGATTACCCTGTTCGGTATCCCGGCCAGCTTCGACGACGTACGGACTCTGATCCGGGGGCAGTCCCCCGCGACCTTGTTCCGCAACCAGCCGAACCTGCGCACCGTGGTTACCTTCATGGCCCGCAACATCGCACAGCTCGGAGTCCACACATTCAAACTAGTGGACGAGAACGACCGCAAACGGGACCGGGCAAGCGTCACCGCCCAGACCCTCAAATCTCCGAACAAGTCCCAGACCACCTACGAGCTGATCTACTCTCTCGTGGCGGATTTGGCCCTGTGGGACGAGGCGCTCTGGCTGGTGGTTGAAGATATCGACCGGCCGTCCGGCTGGTCAATCCAGCCGGTGCCGATGCCTTGGGTCCAGGGTTTCGGTGGTGGAGATATCTGGGGGCCTTCCTACGTGAAGGTCCAGCCACCCGGGGCAACCAAGCCGGTCAAAATCCCCATGGAGGACGTGCTCTACTTCCACGGCTGGAACCCGGACAACCTGAACTCAGGTGTCACCCCGGTCGAGGCATTGAAGGCCACGATTTCCGAGCAGGTCCACGCAATGGTCTACCGCGAACAGCAGTGGACCAAGGCGGGTCGCCTCGGCATGGTGGTTTCCCGACCCAAGGATGCCCCGGGCTGGACTCCGGAGCAGAAGCGGAAGTTCAAGGCCGCGCTCGATTCCAAGATCGCCGGAGACGGCGGCGAGGACGCGGGCGGATCGATCATCCTTGAAGATGGTATGACCTCGGCCCGTATGGGGTTCAATGCCAAAGAGGACCAGTTCATCGAGGCGTACAAGCTGAGCTTCCAGACGGTCTGCTCGGTGTACCACATCAACCCTACGATGGTCGGCCAGTTGGACAACGCGAACTTCTCCAACGTCCGCGAGTTCAACAAGTCGCTCTACACCAACACGCTCGGCCCGGTGCTGGCCCAGTTGGAGGATCGGCTCAATTCGTTCCTCGTTCCCAAGCTGGACCCGGGAGACGACAGCATCTACATCGAGTTCAATGTGAAAGAGAAGCTCCAAGGTTCCTTCGAAGAGCAGGCGGCAGTAATGTCGGCTGCGGTCGGCGGACCCTGGATGCTCCGGTCTGAGGCCCGTTCCCGCGAGAACCTGCCCGCGATTGAGGGTGCGGACGAGCTGATCGTCCCGCTCAACGTAGTCACGGGTGGGCAGGCTTCACCGGCTGACTCGACCCCGGACAGTATCACCGGCCAAAACTCCTACCTCGCACTGGCCCAAAAGGCGCAGCGGGACTGGGGTCCGGTAGGGATACTGGACCTTGGAGAGAAGGCCCGGGGGTCGGACACGGCCCAGGGTAACATCGAGAAGGTATTGAAGGCGTTCTTCAAACGTCAGTCGGCTGTCGTCCTGTCCGCCTTGGGTGCGAAGGACGGCGACGACTGGTGGGACGAGGACCGCTGGAACCGGGAACTTGCCTCGGACCTCTACAAGCTTGCGGTGGCGGTCTCGCACAAGATCGGGCGGCAGGTGGCGGAGGAGCTGGGGTTCGAACCGGATGCCTACGACTCCGAGCGGACCTTGAAGTTTCTGCAGGCGGTCTCTCTGAGCCGTGCTCAGGGTATCAACGGGGCCACGAAAGCGGCTCTCGATGAAGCTCTGGCATCAGCGGACGACGAAGAGGCCCCGAAGCCGTCCGAGGTATTCTCGAAGGCCGAGGATAACCGGTCGGTGACAGCCGCTGCGGCTCTGCTCACCGCGTGGAGCGCATTCGCCACTATCGAGGCCGGTAAGCAGGTCCCCGGCGAACCCGGGTCGAAATCGAAGACATGGATCGTCAATTCATCCAACCCGCGCAAGGCGCACTCCCGGATGAACGGCGAGACAGTCCCGATCGACCAAAAGTTCAGTAATGGTGCCGACTGGCCGGGTGACCCCGTCCTCGGAGCCGATGGGGTGGCGGGGTGCACTTGCTCCGTTTCAATATCAGTCGACTAGCCCGGAAAGGGAAAACATCGTGAAGATGAAAGACGCCCAGATTCGGGTGAAAGCTGGCCCCGAGGACGGCCTGAAAGAAGGACAGTTCGAGGCTTACGCCTCGGTGTTCGGCAACAAGGACTCCTACGGCGACGTGGTAATGCCCGGGGCTTTCGCTGACACCCTGACTGGATGGAAGGACAGCGGTAACCTTTTGCCGCTGCTGTTCGGTCACAACATGTCCGACCCGGACTACAACATCGGCCACGTGGAAGATGCCAAAGAGGACGACCACGGACTCTTGACCCTGAACCAGCTCGATCTGGAGTCGCCCAAGGCGGCTCAGGTTTACCGGCTGATCAAGGGGCGTCGCATCAACCAAATGTCCTTCGCATATGACGTGCTGGAGGGCGGCTGGGCCGAGCGACAGAAGGACCCCAATGACGAGTCGGCGGGTTCCGAAGAATACTTCGAGCTTCGTAAGTTGAAACTTTACGAAGTCTCGGTGGTCCCGATTGGGGCCAATCAGGAAACCGAAATTACGGCAGTCAAGGCAGCTGCCCTTGCCGAGCAACAGCTTCGTGAGGGTACCCTGTCACCCGCTGCTTTCGACCAGCTCCTGAAAACATACCACTCAATCGGCAACCTGCTGATGGGTGGTGCACGCTCTCTGGAAGCGGCCAGCGAAAAGGGCCAGGGCAAGACCGAGGAGCCTTCACCGGCCAAGGTCGAGGACCCCCGTCCGAAATCGTCCGCCAGCTCTCGGAGCCTCGCGGCAGAACTCCAACTCCTCTCACTGGAAGGTTAATCCATCATGGATATCAAGGCAAAGCGCGCCGCAGCTCTGAAAGCGGCACGGGAACTTCACGCCAAGGCAGGCGCGGAGTCCCGCGACCTGACCTCTGAGGAAGAGACTCAGATCTCCAACCTCATTGAAGAGGTCAAGGGCTACGACGCCAAGATCGCCGCTGGCGAGCGTGGCAAGGGCCTGCTCGACCAGATCGGCTCCCTCGCGGGTGCCGAGGACGAGGGCGACGGCGACCGCCGCAAGGACGGCCTGCAGGTTGCGGCCAAGTCCCTCGGTGACCACTTCGCCCAGACTGCCTACAAGGCCGTCAAGGAGAACCTCGGTGTCAAGGGCTTCTCCGCCGCTACCCCCGAGTGGGAAGGCCCGTCCAAGGCCGCGGGCGATACTCACACCGTGGGTTCCGTGTTCCAGACCCCGGTCCTGACCACGTTCGACCAGACCATTGTTCAGGCTCCCCGGCCTGAACTGATCCTGGCCGACCTGCTCGGCTCCGGTACCCTGGCTGGAACGGCCATTGCGTACTTCATCGAGCAGGGACCCGTACAGGGTGCCTTTACCACGGTTGCGGAAGGTGCGGGCAAGCCGCAGCTCCACATCCCGGACCCGATCTTGGCCTCCGACGCGATCCGCAAGATCGCCGGTTACATCAAGTTCTCGGACGAGATGATGGAAGACCTGCCGTTCGTGGTCTCCGAAATCAACACCCGTCTCCTCTACGAACTGGCCAAGTTCGAAGAGCAGCAGTTGATCTACGGTGACGGTACCGGCACCAACGTCCTCGGCCTGCTGAACCGCTCCGGCATTCAGCTCGGTGCCCGCCTCTCCGGTGAGGGTGTGGCGGATGCAATCTTCCGTCAGATCACCGCCGTTCAGACCGCATCTGGTCTGGCTGCGGACTCGCTGGTGATGCACCCGCTCGATTACCAGACCCTGCGCCTCCAGAAGGACGCCAACGACCAGTACCTCGGTGGCGGATTCTTCCAGGGTTCGTACGGCAACGGTGGCATCATGACCAACCCTCCGGTCTGGGGCCTCCGCACTCTGGTCACCCCGTCCGTGGCTCAGGGCACGGCAATCGTTGGTGCACTCAAGCAGTCCACCACGGTTTACCGTAAGGGCGGCGTCCGCGTCGAGTCCACCAACTCGCACTCCACGGACTTCACCGACAACAAGATCACTGTTCGCGCTGAGGAGCGCGTCGGCCTTGCTGTTCGTCGCCCGTCCGCAATCGTCAAGCTGAACCTCACCCCGGTTCCGTAATGCCTACATCAGCAGAGAAGGCAAAGCTCCGTAACGCCGGACAGGCCCCGACAGTAGCAGCTCCGGCTGCGCTGACGGCGGCTCCCTCCGTTGCGGCTCCGACGAAGGCCGAGTTCGATAAGGTGGTCGCGGATAACGTGGCCCTCCGTTCGACCCTGGCCTCAGTGATTTCCGGCCTCAAATCAGCCGGGATCATGGCCTAATCAGCCAAACGAGGGTGGTCGGGTAACACCGGCCACCCTCCCCCAAAATTTCAATTCCTTAGGAAAGGATCAGCTCATGGCTGGCAAGCTCCACACGTACGAAGTCCGTATCAACGGCATTAAGCACCGCATCCAGGCTACCGAGGAATACGCAGCTTCCCTCGGTGAAGGCAACGCCAAGCTGCTCTCGGCCAAGGAAGCTGAAAAGCCTCTGGAAGTCGAGAACAAGTCCGGCGAAGCTCCCGCCAACAAGTAGACGAAAGGGGTGGCCGTCTTGGTCGCTATCGCTGATATACCCGACTTCGCGACTCCGGCTCAGTTGGAGGATTTCACCAAGGGTGCGATCCTCTCCAACGATCCTCGCGTAGCCGACGCAATTAAGGCGGTCACCCAGTCTATCCGGCGCGAGGCCGGGTGGCACATCGGGCCAGTCGTAGAGGGCCATTCCGTGACCTTGGATGGTCCGGGTGGCCCCACGCTGCCTCTCCCCACTCAGAGGTTGCAGGAGCTGGTCTCCGTGACCGAGCTGGGGGTGTCCTTGGACGTGGACGCGCTGGACTGGTCCGAGATTGGGCTGGTCCAGCGCACCGACTGCCGACCGTGGACCAACCGGTACCGCAAAATCGTAGTGGTCATGGATCACGGATACGATGAACTCGCCCAGCTCCAGTTCCTCACCTGTTCTTTGGTGGCGAGGGGCTTAGCCTCCCCAATGGGTGCCACCCGGGAGCAGGCAGGCGCAATGTCGATCAACTGGGGCACGGTACAGCAAGGCGTATCGGGCGGGATGATCCCGACCGACTACGAGCGCGAGGTCATGAACTCTTACAAGTTGGTGGTCTGATGTTACCGATCTCGTTCGCCCGTCAAACCCTCGTACGGCTCCGGCCTACGGTCATTGACGACCACGGAAACAAGACATTCGACTACTCCAACCCTTCCGAGTCTGAACTGAAAGGCTGCATCGTCCAGCCGCTGGCCTCCACCGAGGTTTCGGCCAACCGAGACGCCACATTCACCCAGTACCAAGTGCAGGCTCCGACCTCCCACGACATTCGGGACTCGGACCACCTGCGGTACGCCGGTAAGGAATACCAAGTCAATGGCGAGGTGCAGGTCCAGCCCAGCCCGTCCGGGACGATGGATCACCTGACCTTCGTAATCAACCGCTGGGAGGGGTAATGGCCGAAGAGGTAAAGGTCGTCCTCAACGACGCCGGTATCAAGGCCCTGATGAACAGCCCAGAGGTGCAGGCGCACCTGCTGCAGGCCGCAAACCGAATGGCGTTCGCAGCCCGGGGTCGGGCAGGCGGCGATGCGATCTTCGATGCCACGGTCCAACCGGGCAAGACGAGGGCCAGGGCCTCGGTAATCACGGCCAACAAGTCCGCACAGGAGGCCGAAGCACAGGACCGAGCGCTCTCCAGTTCCATCGACGCACTGAGGGGCTGATGTGAGCGTAGAGGTCATCATTTTTGGCGACTCGGAGGACATACTCCGGGTCGCCGTCCAGCGCGATCTGCAGAAGATCGACGGCAAGCTCTGGCCGGTCGGGACCAAGGTTCCGAACCCTCGGCCCAACGAGTTCGTGATCATCCGCCGTGTGGGTGGTATTCAGCGCGACCTCGTTACGGACGAGCCGACAATCTTGGTTGAGGTTTGGGCCGCAACCGAAACACGGGCAGTCCGGGTGGCGCAAATCATCCGGGGCCTGCTCCACTCGTACTCCCAAATTGGCGAGTATTCAATTCTCGGGTGTGACGAGATTTCCGGTCCCGTCAATCTCCCGGATGGTCTGTCCGCGCAAGTGAGATATACCGCCACATACGTTGTAGCGATCCGCTCCAACGAGACCGTTTCCACCTGAAAGAAGGAACAATGACTACCAAAGTCGCGAATGTCTTCACTGGTGCGCCGGATCAGCTCGTTACGGGCGCGATCCTCCGTTCCCCTGTCGGCACTGCTCTTCCGTCCTCCATCGCCTCGACCCTGGACCCGGCCTACGTCGACTCCGGGTACATCGGCCCGGACGGCTTGAAGCTCACCCCGAACACCAAGCTGTCCGATATCAAGGACTGGAGCGGAACCACGATCCGCAAGGTTCTTGAAGAGTTTGCCGCTGAGCTGGCATGGCAGCACTTGGAGCTGTCCACCGAAGCCCTCCGGGCGTACTTCGGTGACGCCAACGTAGCGGTAATGGCCTCTCAGGCGTTCCTGAGCGCTCCGGTCCTCACGAAGGGTGCCACGGCCACCACGGGCGGCACCCTCACGGCGGGCACCTACTACTGGCGGATTACGGCGATCAACGCCAACGGTGAGACCCTCGGCTCCAACGAAATCACCGCCACCACGACCGGCACGACCTCGACTCAGGTAATGACTTGGGGTGCGGTGGCTGGTGCGACCGGCTACAAGGTCTACCGTGGCACCTTCTCCGGTGGGCAGGACAAGCTGGTTACCACGCTCGGCGCGGTCACCACCTACACCGACACCGGAACTGTTGGCTCCGCTGCAGCCGTCCCGACTGTGAACACGACCGGTAACGGTCTGATGCACAAGGTCCAGCTCAACGGCGCGGATATGCCCGTCAACACTTGGGTATTCCGCATCAAGGACGGCCCGCGCAAGATTCAGATCGTGGTCCCGCTGGGACAGGTCACCGAGCGCGGCGAAATCTCCTTCACCCAGAAGGATGCAGTACAGCTTCCGGTCAAGCTCACCACTTACCCGGATGCACTCGGCAACAACGTCTACATCTACACGGATACCGGCGTTTACACCGCGTAACAAAACTCCCGGGGCAGGTTGGGATCGCCTGCCCCGGGGTACCACCCCTGATCCCAAACTTCCATCTCATAGAAAGCGTAGTGATCCCCATGACTACCACCCCCGAATTTTCCGAGTCCGAGCTGGCCGAGCTTCGCCGCATCCAGGCCCAGCAGGCCGCACAGCAGGTCGAACAGCCGATCAGCGAGGTACTCGACAACGTACCCTCCGTGTACCGGGTCCCGGCCTCCAAGGCCAGCCTGCACCAGAACCAGTTCCGGTTCCAGCTCCCCGGCGAGGACAACGTACGGTCCATCCCGAAGCTCAAGTACCTCAAGCCCAGCATCGCCATTCAGGTGGAGGGCATGCCCGTCCAGCAGGCGCTGCAGCTCCTGTTCTCCCTGTACCAGCCCGGTCTGATCGACGAGTTCGACGACATGGAACAACTCGAAGGTGTCATTAAGGCTTGGGCTGACGCGTCCGGAGTCTCGCTGGGGGAATCGAAGCCCTCCTCGAACTCCTAAGGGAGCACAGGGGGGCGATTGAATACACCCTCCTGCAGATGGGCAAGAAGCTGGATTGGCTCGGCAGCGACGACCTCGACTGGCGTGAACTGTGGATGATTATTTCACATACGCAGATGGGGTCGGCGCTGGCCGAGTCAATGCACGGCGAACAGTCCCGCTGGAGGATCACCGACTACTTGTTGGCTATGGTGGCTGACGCGCTGCACGATGCGAACTGGCAGCGGGGTGGCGGTAAGGGTGCACAGCCGGAGCGGGTAAAGCGTCCCGGCGTGAAAGACAAATCAACCCAATCATTCGGTTCTGAACCGATCAAAATCAGCGAATTTAACGACTGGTGGGCAGGAGACTAAATCACATGACGGCAGTAGAGGTAGGGTCCGCGTATTTCTCGCTGCTGCCCTCGGTGAAAGGTCTCCAAGGCGCAATCGCCAAGGAAGTGAGCGGCGTCGACGGCAAGGCCGCAGGCGACCGTATTGGACAGGGCATGGGCGCGGGTATCTCGGGGGCCTTGAAGGCCGTTGTGGGTCCCGCGCTCGCCCTGTTCGCAGCCGACCGGATCAAGACATTCGCCTCCGAGTCGGTGGCGTCATTCTCCGAACTGGAAGACTCGACCGCAGCAGCGGGGGTCGTGTTCGGCGACTCGATGAATATGATCATCGACCAGTCCAAGACGGCAGGCTCCACACTGGGTCTGTCCTCGCAGCAGGTCATCAACGCGGCCAACACATTCGGTACTTACGGCAAGGCGGCTGGCCTCACCGGTAACGACTTGGCCGGGTTCTCCACCAAACTTACTGGTCTTGCCGGTGACATGGCGTCCTTCAAGGGCACCTCCACCGAGCAGGCAATCGAAGCGGTCGGTGCAGCCCTCCGGGGTGAGACCGAACCGATTCGCGCTTACGGCGTCATGTTGGACGACGCAAGCCTAAAAGACGAGGCAATGCGCCAGGGTCTGATCACGACGACCAAGGACGCACTGACTCCGCAGCAGAAGGTGCTGGCAGCTCAGGCGCTGATCTTCAAGCAGACCGCCGACGCTCAGGGCGACTTTGCCCGGACCTCGACCTCCACGGCCAACGTAGCCAAGACCCTCTCCGCTGAATCCGAGAACCTGTCGGCCAAGATCGGCGGCTTCTTGGCCCCTGCCTTCACCGCAGTGAGGCTCAAGGCCCTAGACGGCGTGCGAGGCATTTCTGGGTTCTTGGATAGGGTGTCGGAGGCCAAGGAGACGGCACAGAACGGCGGCACCAACGTCGCGATCATGCAGTCCCTGTTCGGGGTGGACTCCTCGCTGGTCCAGCCGCTGGCCGAAGCAACTGGCGTTGCCCGGGCCTTCTTCGGTGGACTCAAGAGTGACGGCGATATTACCTCGGACGGGCTGGCGGGCAAGTTCGAAGAGGCTGGGTTCCGGATCGGGCAGGTCTGGCAGGACGCCCAAGGTTCCGGACGGGCGTTCTTCACCACGTTGATTGGTGGCGGTGAGGAGGTTACCTCCTCCGGAATCGCCGGGTTCTTTGAGGGTCTCGGGATCACGATCCACGACTCGCTTGGTACCGCCGTCGCGACCATCGGGCCGATCTTCTCTGGACTCTTCTCCACTCTGGGTCCGGTGCTGGGTGCGCTTATTCCTCAGGTCCTCCAGTTGTTCACGACGTTCTCGCCACTGGGGATGATCTTCCAAGCGCTGATGCCGGTGCTGCCAGCACTGGCCGGAGCCTTGGGGTCCTTGGGTGCGGCAGTCGGAACCTCGCTTGGTGCGATCCTGACTGCGATCATGCCGACCCTGCAGCAGTTCGCGACGATGCTGGTCAACCAGCTCGGTTCGCTGTTTGTGGCGTTGGCCCCGGTCCTGATTTCGCTGTTTGCCCAGCTTGGCAGCTTCTTCACGATGATCGCTCCAATCGTGTCGCAGCTCGTGACTGTGGTGGTCCAGTTGGTCGGGTCGCTGCTGACGGCGCTCATGCCGGTAATCATGCAGCTAGTGACGGCGGTAATGCCGATGGTCGTTACGATCTTTGGGGTGGTCCTCCAAGCGATCGCACCTTTGATCGCGATGATCGCTGATCTACTGGTCCCGATAATCCAGGCACTGATGCCGGTCGTAATCACGGTGTTTACCGCGATAGCCGATATCATCACCAACGTGATGCAGATCGTGATGGGCATCATACAGGTGGTCACCGGGATCATCTCGGGCAACTGGTCGCAGGTCTGGTCCGGCATCCTGAACATCGTATCCGGTATCTTCGGCACGATCCTGGCCGTGATCTCCGGCGTCCTCTCGACCATAATCTCGGTCGTGGGTGGCGGACTCAACGCGGTATTCGGGTTCTTCTCGTCGATCTTCTCCGGAATCGTCAACTACGTCACTACTTCATTCAACTCGATCGTCAATGGCGCATCAGGGATGATTGGTGATCTGGTTAACTTCTTCGGTGGGCTGATGGGCAAGATCACCGGAGCACTGGGCAATGTTGGTTCGGCGCTGTTCAACATCGGCAAGGACATAATCCAGGGTCTGATCAACGGTATCGGGTCGATGATGGGTGCGATCGGTAATGCGATCGTCTCGCTCGTTCCCGGTCCCATTGTCGGGGTGTTCAAGGACCTCCTTGGCATCCACTCCCCGTCCCGGGTGTTCTTCGGCTTCGGTGTCAATACGGTCGAGGGCTACATCGGCGGCTTGGACTCGATGAAGGACTCGCTTGCGGGTTCGGTGGCGGGTCTGGTCACCATGCCTGATGTTCCGGAGTTCGCTATCCAGGGTTCACGGGCAGCGTACGATGTGAAACTGGGCGAGTACGGCGGAATGCGCAACGGGCCGCTCGTGGAGCAGCACGTTTACCCATCAGAGAAAATGAGCGAGGAGAACCTCGCTTCCATCTCGGCAGGAAAGATTGTAGGTGCTCTTCCGTGACGGATAACTCCCTTGCCCTCCCGTCGTTTGCGAGTCTGACGCTCACCACTGGAGAAAATGTCCAGTGGAACCCGGACTCGCAGTTGTTCATGACTGAGATTGAAGGGTGGAATGGCTCCTCGCCGGTCCGACGTGATAAATCGGACCGGCTGGGGGCGCACGGCTCGCACTCGGAGCGTGGCTGGAAGGACGAGCGGCTGATCACGATCCACGGCTCGTACTTTGGCCGCGCTCCTTGGGAGGCCGAGGAGAAAATCGAGGAACTCGCTGGGCTGTTTGGGGACGGCAACGCCGGGACCTTCACCACGGTAAGCTCCCGGGGCCTCCGAACGGCTGAGGTTTACCTCGCGGGCGATGGGTTCCAGCCAAAGTGGACCGGCAGGGCTCAATTCACGTTCACTATTTTCCTGCTGGCTCCGGACCCTCGCAAGTACGGTACGCCTCTGGTCTCCCCGGAGATTAGTGTGCCGACTGGAGGGGACGGCTTGAAGATGCCGCTGTTTACGCCCTCCGGCACCTTGGATTTTGGGGTGGCGGGCAACCCCGGCACCACCTCGCTGAGGAACACCGGAACGGCTGACACTGGGCAAATCTTCACGGTGAAAGGCACTTACGTTCCAGGATTCACGATCACCGAGACCAATAGTGGTCGACGTCTGGTGTATACTGGAATTTTGCGAACCGGTCAAGAGCTGACTCTGAACTCCGACAACGGCGCAGTCTTGCTGGATGGTTACGCACCACGCGAGCTGGCCGTTTCGGAGTGGGTCCGACTGGGACGGGGTGAGTCCGGGGTCTGGTTGTTTGAGTCCCCCGGGTCGGTAGGTGCAACAATGAAAGTTGAGGTCAGGCCCGCATGGTGGTAGAAGATTCATACCGGGTGTTCGTAGGCGACGTCCGGACAGGGCGAGTCAACGCAACCATTCCAGTCTCCGATTTCAAGTGGGGCATCCGTTTGAACGCGGCTGGGCCGGTAACCGCCACCATCCGCACGGCTTCCGAGGAGGCCAAATTCTTGGACCTGCGGAACCTGACCCTAACCAAGAAGCAGTTCCTCGGGGTGTCGTATGGCGAGACCATCTTGGAATGTGGTCCGATCTGGAAGCGCAGCTTCGACCCCAAGTCCTACGCGCTGTCGCTGCAGGCTCAGGGCTTGTGGTCGATCTTCGACCGGCGAAAGAACGTGCCCGGTGCCGCTCTCCGGGCAATCGGAGACCCGGCGCGGGTCTCACCAGCTCTGGCCAGCTACAAGGTCCAGGGAAAGCATCTCGGATCGATCGCGCGGGAAATCGTGCGGCGGTCCATTCAGGACAACCCGTACGGCGGCGATCTGCCGGTGAGTCTGCCCGCAGATATCGCTGGGATTCACGAACGGGAATACTTCGGGTACAACCTCGGATGGATTGGCGACGACCTCCGGGAGCTTACCGGAGTCCAAGGCGGGCCGGACCTCCGGTTCCGCCCAAGGTTTAAGGCCGGTGACCCCTCGATGGTTGAGTGGGTTCTGGAACACGGGAAAGTGGATATTCTGCAGCAGTCCGGGCCGGACTGGAAGTGGGATGCCTCTGTGGAGAAAACCCCGGTAGCCGAATACGGGATCGAGCAGGACGGCTCCGGAATGGCCGACTTTGCATGGTCGCCCGGTTCCGGGCAGGAAGAAGCCATGCCGGTAGCGACCGCCCGTAACCTCACCCTACTGCGGGCAGGCTACCCGTGGACCGAGACCGAACAGGGCAACTCCCAAGAGGAAAACTTTTCTCTGCTACAGGGGCTGGCCAACCGGACAATCTCGGACCACGTGCTCCCTTGGGACGCTTGGTCGATGATCGTCAAGGCCAACGGCAACCCGAAGCTCGGGTCATACCTTCCGGGCGACTGGGCCAAGGTCCGCACCCCGAACGATCACCCGGTGCTCCCGCCCAACCGGGAGGCCCGGGTCCGGCTCCTGTCGATTGATGGGGACCACACCAACAACGTGTCAATGGGTGTAGCGCCGATCCAAGGGAGCGTGTAATGACTGCGATTCCAGAAGAGCTTCCCCCGGTTCTGGAGCCGGAGATTGAAGCCAACGGGGTGCCCCGGCGCACGGTCGAACCTGACCCCATCCTCCAGCTTCGCCGGATGCTTTCGGATTTGGCACGGGAGGTCGCCAAGCTCAGCAAAAACTCGGACCTGCGGAACAGCTCGATTTCGGGTGGCGAGGGCTTGGTCGTCAAGGATGAATCTGGGGTGATCCGCCTCCGGATTTCCACCGAGGAAGCGGCGATCATCGCCTACAAGACGGACGGCACCGAGACGGCCCGGTATGGGCTGCTGGCGCACTCGGACCCGGGACAGTACGGGATCGAGGCCCTGACTTCGGCGGGGTGGTCCCACGTTGGAGCTGGGGTGGCGGACTGGGCTACCCTGGATGGCAAGCCGTCCACATTCCCGCCGTCCAGCCACACCCACCCTGGCTCCCAGATCACCTCCGCCGTTGCCAACGCCACAGCAGCAGTGACCGCCACCTCAGCCAGCCAAGCGGCTCTGGCGGACGGGTCCAGCTACGCATTCAACAACAACGTGACCGGGTCGACCTTCTATGCGGTCTGGGTCGGCAACGATGGTGGTTTCCACTTGGGCCGGAACACCTCGTCCATCCGGTACAAGATGAATGTCCGGGAAGCTGCCAGTAGGCTCACCCCATCAATACACGACCTCCGCACCGTGGTGTACGACCGGAAACCCTCGTTCCGTCCGGTCCTGACCGTGGACGGCGAGCCTGCACAAGGTCCCCAGTGGCGCTCCGAGGGCGCTAAGGACGAATACGGCATGATTGCCGAGGAAGTGGCCAAGGTGTGGCCCGAAGTGGTGACCTACTTCGACGGCCAAATAGACGGCATCCGGTATGACCTGATCGGACCCCGGCTGATCCCATACACTCAGCACCTCTTGGACACCGTGTCACAACAGGATAAACTAATTAAAGATCTGACCGCTCGGTTGGATCGTCTGGATGGAGGCAGCACCGCATGGCAATGAAACGCGGTCTATTTGTTCCCCTGAATGGGGCGGCGGGCACTACGCCGATTGAGGCGAGGTTGGCCTTCGGTGGTCTGCTCGTCGAGAATGCGCCGGGTGTCCCCCGGTCGGGTGTGATGGAGAACTCAAAAACCAACTTGGTATATGGCTCCGGCGCGAGCCTGAGCGCGGTTGTTGACCCATCCCACTACGCGATTCACCGGACCCAAGGTGAGGGGGTTTACTCCTTCGCCAACGAAGGCGCAACCACGGTCCCGCTGACAGCAGCGCCGGTCGCGAACTCCCGGATCGACTTGATCTGGGTGAAGCAGAACGACATTGCCAAGGGTGACGCGGACAACCTCGCGGTGGTAGGGGTCGAGGTCGGCACCGCTGCGGCTACTCCGAGCGCTCCCTACGGCACGGTCCCGGCAGGCGCGATGGTTCTGGCCGAGGCGCTGGTCTCGGTCGGCAACACCCTCGGCACGCAGGTGACCTTCACTCAGGTATTTGAGTACACTGCCGCCCGGGGCAGCACGATCCGGGTTCGGGACCTCGCGGACCGTAACACGATCACCTCCCCGTACCTCGGCCAGCAGGTTATCCGGATGGACCGAAACAACCACGTCCAGAGGTGGAACGGCACCACGTGGAAGTGGGTCTCGGACCCTGAGCGTTACTACGCCGACCCGGCAACATTCTCCACGACCTCGAACACGGCGGACAAGGTAATCGGGATCGTCTCGGCGGCACCCACGCGCACTTACGCCACCGTAGTCCGCGTGAACGGCCGTCTGACCGTCTCCTCCGCTGCAATCGGCTCCGGGTCACTCCAGCTCCGGACATGCGTCTCGGCTGGTGTGGAACTGGTCGACGAAGCCCAAGCGAAGTCGTTCGTGTCGTTCGGTCCTCCGGGGTCCTACTGGCTAACCGGTAATATGGAGACCGACTGGATCGCAATCGGCGCGGGAGTCTCGCCTCGTGCCCGTATCTGGACCCAAGTATTCTCGGGTGCAGTAGCGCACGCGGCCTCCAACGACCGCAAGCACAACCACCTCTGGTGCGAGGTGCTCCCCGCCGATGATTAAGATAAACGGGGCACGCGGAGCAGTTCTGCTGGGGTTCGGCGGTATGTCAGTAGTTTTCGGACTGGCCTACCTGCCGACCCCAATCTCGATCATTCCCCCGATCCCGCTGGGACTGGGACTGATCGATTCATTGATCCCGTTGGGTTATTGGGGTGGTCTTTGGTTCCTGATCGGGCTGTATTTGATCTTCGGGGCCTTCCGTCAGGACCAATCCCGGGCGATGGCTCTCTTTGCCGGAATGTGTGCGGTCTGGGGCCTAAGTTACACTTGGGCCTGGATTACCGGGATGGTCGAGCACAATCCGGCGTCCTCCCGGCTTTGGGTGGCGTCCACTGTCTACCTGTCGTTCTTGGTGGCGTGCATCGGGATTTCGAGGTTGGTGAATGCTCCAGTCCAGCGAGTACGGGAACTAATCGCTGAGATTGAAGAAGGGAACCACTGACATGACCGATCTCTCGGCACCGCTCTTTGATGTGATCAAGACGGCAGTTACGGTGCTGGGGTCCGGGGCTGCAATGTGGCTGGTCGCTAAGCTGACTCGTAAGAGCCAGCAGGAGTCGAGCCAAATTACGCTGCTCACCAACCTGATCGACCAATTGCAGGAAGAGCGGAACGCGGCGGTCCTCACGGCCAAGCAGGTTCCACTCTGGCGGCGATACGCTCAGGGGCTAAGGGGCCAAGTTTACCGCCTATCGGAGCAGGTCAGCCGACTTGGGGAAACCCCAGTCGAGGCCGCTCCTATCGAACCTACGGAAGGACTAGAGCTGTGACATACGATCTGTTCGAAGGCCATACTTCGAATAACTTTACACCGGGTTCTCAGGCCAATGCGGTCTGGGGCCAGGGTCCTCGCCGGGTTGAATCAATCACGATTCACTGGTGGGGTAATTACGGGCAGGAGTTCTGGCAGGTCGAGAACTTCCTGTGCACGAACACCAAGCCGACCTCGGCACACTTTGTGGTGCAGGAGGGCTTGGTCTCTTGCATTGTCAACCCTGACGATGCAGCATGGCACGCGGGCAACCCGTACGGCAACACGACCTCCATCGGGATCGAGTGCCGACCGGAGGGGACGGACGGCGATTACCAGACCATTGCCGAGCTGGTCGCGTTCCTGCGCAAAATCTACGGCGACGTACCGCTCGTGCACCACTACGAGTGGCAGTCCACGGCTTGCCCCGGGACTTACGACCTCGCCCGCATCGATCGTCTCAGCCGAGGCGTGAACGTAGCAGAATCAATTGAAGGGAGTTTGACCGTGGCAGAAGTAGACCGCGCAATCGCATACATCAAGGCTCTGGCATCTGACGGCTGGACGGACGCATCCGGCAAGAAGCATCCGGGCTTCATGTTCGTGATCGAGGAGAACCAGAAGCGGATCGACGCGCTGCCCGCTGCAGTCGCCAAGGCCGTCTGGGATACCCCGATCAACCGAGGCACCGCCGAGAAGCCCGTGTACGTCCGGGCGCTGCAGGACCTCGCGAACAACGGCTCGGACACGGCCAAGATCATGGCCACCACCAACAAGCTGCTTGACCGGCCTGTGGGGTCGGGTGGCGCTGTGGACGTGGAGGCAGTCGCCCAGTCCGTGTTCGACAAGATCATCGCTTGGCTCAAGCGCTAACCTCGGAGGAATGATCCCAATGCTCGTATTCCATTTTGATCCTTGGAGCTTGCTCCAATTGTTTGTCGGCGCGGTCCTGCCGCTGCTGGTTGGTCTGATCACGACCCGTATGACGGCGGGCATCAAGAAGTCAATCCTCCTGCTAGGTCTGTCCGTCGTGACTTCGGCCCTCACGGAGCTGCTTTCTTGGTACCTCGGAGGACACAACACACCCTTCGACGTCTTCCAGTGGCTGACAATGGCTCTGCTGTCCTTCGTGGTCGGTGTCGGCCTGCACATGGGCCTCTACAAGACGCCGGGTGCCGATGGTACCTCCATCGCATCCCGGCTGGCAGACAAGGGAATCACAGCGGATACTCCGGACTACGGTCCCACATTTGCTGAGCAGTTCCCCACTTTGCATGACGCCACCGCCACCCTCGCACCGAATGTCGGACTCCCCCAGAGCTACCTGCACTTGGAGGCTCCGGAGGGTGATCTGGCGGCTTTCGTGGACGCTCCCGGACCTAAGCACAAGGCTTAGTTCAAGTCGACTTGCGTCGTTAGCAAGGCATACGGTATAGTAGATTCCGGTACACGGCGTGCTGGCGGTCCTCCTAGGGACTGGCCCCAGGATCAAAAGTCCTGGGGCCTTTCTCTTGGACTGCTACTTGACAGATAGGAAAGAGCTTCATGATGAAGAGCGAGAAAGCAGAGCAGTACTTTACCGAGGACGGCAAGGTTAACCTCCAGTTGACCAATGTCGCCGTGGCGGAGAAGCTCAACATCGACCATTCAACCGTGAGCCGGATTCGCTCCGGCCAGCGGTACCCCTCCCGGGAGCTGATGCGCCGGATCGAGGGCATCTTCGATTGGAAGGTCGTCCACCAGCTTGAACTTCTGCCCGACAAGGGCCGGAACATGCGCTACGCTCAGGAATTTGAAAAGAAGATCCTAAAGCGCGATGGTGTCAAGCTTCGTGGCTAATTTCAGCTACTACACCAAGCTAGCGCTTGAGCTGTCTCGGGAGGACTGCGGGCGCGTCGTGTCGATCGGCAATGGTGAGTGGACCATTGTCGGCATACTCCACCGGGTGGACAACGAAGATATCGTTGAATTGACCAGCGGCTATGATTGGGGTGGCGGGGGATCACGGTCAATCCGCTGCTGGGTAACCGTTGGACCTTTCAAGGGAGAGATTGACCCACGGACCCAAGTCACTGTGGAAGTTCCGTCGCTGCCAGCCGGTGACTCCGGAGACGTGATCATAGGAGAGATTCTTGCCTAAGAGCCGACCACCACTGCTACAACACCAGAAGGAGGGTATCGAATGGATACGGACCGTGAAAAGGGGCCTCTGCGGAGACGAGCCTGGCCTAGGCAAATCTCGGCTAGCAATCGAGGCATTCGATGGACCAAACAACCGAAACGCGATCATCGCCCCGGCGATGGTGATCAACGGCGGCACGTGGCGGGACCAACTGGCCCAGTGGTCGAACTATCCGGAGAACTGGACAGTTATTCCGTATTCGGGTATGAACCTCCGCGAAAAGACGGCCAAAGGAGGGTTGAAACCTACATCAAAACTGGTCCCGGAGCTTACCGGGTCATTTCACGCCTTGGTAGTGGACGAGAGTCACTATACGAAAGGACGCAACACGTATTGGACGAAGAGCGTAGAGCAGCTCGCGAAGAACTGCGATCACGTGTTGGAAATGACCGGGACGCCGATCCCGAACTGGGCACACGAGATGTTCACCCTACTTCGGGTGATGTTCCCGGAGAAGGCAAAGCGGGGTGGCCCGTTGGGTTCGTATTGGAGGTGGGTGGAGACGTGGTTCGACGTGGAAATCAGTCGACACCGGGAGCACGAGAGGGTGATCGGCAAACTTCTGGCCTGTCGAGCCGCCTGCTACTCCCTCCCGCCGACTACGCCCTGCGAACACTATTCGACCTTCATGAGCGAGAATCTGGGAGACAAATTCTTGCGGCGACTTCGAGAGGATTGTATCGATTTGCCTCCAGTGACAAATCAGGAAATCCTGGTCCCGATGGACACCGCCCAGAAGAAGCACTACCGCGAGATGAAGAAGCACTTCATGACGGAGGTCGACGACAAGGAGATACTGTCTTGGTCGACTGGCGCTCGCCATGTGGCTCTGGATCGGATTTCAGTGTCTCCGTGGTTGCTGAACCCGGTGGGCGAACCCCGTGGAGGGAAGTTCGAGCAACTGAGATTCGACCTCGCCGGGAGGGCAAGACCTACGCTGGTATTAGCGCACTATCGGGATGTTGTAGAGGCGTCTGCGGCTGTCGCAAGATCGACGGGGGCTACCGCTGCTACTGTACACGGTGGGAACTCCAAGACGGCCAATGGGTCTGCTGTCCAGAACTTCAAGGATGGGAAACTGGACGTCCTAGTGGGGTCGTTGGAGATGGTTTCGGAAGGGCTGCAACTTACGGTCGCGGATATGGCGATCTTTGTCGAGACTTCCTACAAGCCGTATCGGAACGAGCAGGCGCGGCAGCGGGTGCACCGGCTCGGGCAGACTCGCCCGGTGACTATCAAGGAGTATATAACTCCGGATACCGTCGATGCGAACAAGCGAGTCCTGCTGGCGGAGAAAACGACCGATCAAATTCGTTTCATGTCGGCGGGCGATTTCAAAAAACTGCTGTAGGAGTCCGGGCCTACTTCCGCGACGTGCTGGGGATCGAGCTGGAACCCTGGCAGCGAGTCTGGCTTGACAATCTGGCAAAGTATATGGTTGACTAGAGTCAATGGGCGGGGCCTGCACGAGGCCCCGCCAACGACCACAAGGAGCCAACCAGTGAGCGTAGACTACCAGCCCGCACGGACCACCCGCGAACTCAGGCTTACCCTGGCCTCGGGAGAGCCGCTCGTGATCCCAGCAAACACCGACCTCATGGCCTCCTATTCGGTTGCACAGAAGTCGATGATCCTGATCAAGTACAACGGTGTGCACTACGTGGACGCCAACTCGGTAAGGTTCCTCTAGTGGCCCGAGGATTCGCCGGATTCTGGGACTATCTGGACAAATGTGCGGTTTGCGGGGTCCCCAAGGACCAGCACCGCAAGGACCAAAAAGCGAAACCCGGGATGTTCCCCTGCCTGCACGGCGGGTCGCACAAGTTCGCAGTCTGGGTACCAGACAACAATCCCGACTGCCGAGCCTGCAACGCCGAGGGAAATTACCGCCACACCTGCCAAGACAATAAGGAGCTGCAATGACCGCCACCGATACCGCCACCAAAACAGACCTGACCAAGGCCCCAACCCGGATGGGCACCCTCCCCTGCGGGCACTGCATGGTGAGCAAGCACGACGCCTGCCCGGGCGGAGTCCGGAACGGCAACGGGCAGATCATCCTGTGCGCTTGCAAGAAGGACGGCTGCAGGGCGGGCCAACCCCGCTGCACCGAGTGCCACAACACCGAGGCCAACGAGATTGGTCCGAACTGGAAGTGCATCGACCGGCAGGACTGCGAGGCCGAGCAGGAGCGCAGGCTGGCCGCGAACCCCACGATCCAGTGGATCAGGAGCGAGACCCAGAAAAAGGCCGTCGTGACCTCGGGGGACTCCGGAGCGGTCGAAGGACCCCCGGCGCGTGCGAGGGTCGCCCGTACCCCACGGAAGCCCGCCGAGCCTACTCTCTGCACCTGCGGGTGCGAGGGCACGACCAAGGGCGGGAAGTTCCTGCCCGGGCACGACAGCAAGTACCTCAACCAGCTAGTGGAGGCTGCAGAGCGCGGAGGCCGTCACGCCGACGAAGCCGCGATCCGGGCCGACGCAATCAGTGAAGCTTTCGGAGCCAAATTCCGCAAGCGAGCTGGCATCACCAAATAGATAGGGAATCATGGAACGCCGATACATCGCACCCCGCCAATCCTCCAAGGATTACGTCCGCAAGGGAGGGGCCAAGTCGGTCCGCTTCACTGCGGACTACTGGGCAGTCATTCGGAAGCGCAAGGAGGAGCAGCGACTCCGGCTGCTGGACCGGGCCGTAGCGGACCACGTCAGGTTCCTCAGCCGGGACGGGCAGTCACCGCATTACGTGTTCTTCGGCGGAGCACACGAGGCCCGTCTCTGGACTGACGAGTTCCGGCGTCGGCTGGACACCCTGGGCCTCAACTTCGACCCCAGACGGCACCTGTCCATGGCCCGACCGTCGAGGCTCCGTGGAATCTCCCGCCGTATGGTGGCGGTCTGGGCTTCTGACCCCATGCCCGTATCCGACCGGGAGTACCGGGCCGAAGTCGAGGCGCTGTACTGTATCGAGGAGCGGAACCGCATCCTCGGGTATGAATCGGGGGAGGTCGTTTCACGTGAAACTGCCAGTGTTTAGGGACGAAGCCTACGGGCGGATGATCCTGGCCGTGGACCCGGGGGACGAGCATGTGGGAGTGGCGTGGCTGGATCGGCAGGAGAAGGGCTGGGCGGTCGTATTCGTGACCGAAATGACCCCCGAGGAGTTCCTGAGCTACATCTACCCGGCCTTGGTCTCGGGTCTGTTTAGGTACTTTGTACTGGAGTCGTTTAGCCTGTACGCCGACAAGCTCAAAGAGCAGGTGGGGTCGGAGATGCTGACCTCACAGATGATCGGCGCAGCCAAAATGGCGGTGCGGCTAGTGAACCAGCACAGCCACCTGAACCCGAATATGGACTACGAGGTCCAGCTCCACATGCAGCAGCCAGCGGCCAAGGCCCCAGCGTTCGCGATTCTGGAGCGCAAGAAGTACACCTTCACGGCCAAGCGGCTCAAGGTCCCGGGCCAGCACGTCATGGATGCCGAGGTCCACGGGATCAAATTCGTCATGGACACTCTGGGGGAGAAGATGATACGCAACCCGGAGCTTTGGGACGAGGCCCCACTTGACAACTAGGCAAGGGGCATGGTTTACTAGTGTTTTAGCCACCCCGAATTAGGAGCCGAAATGACGAAGATCGCAGACCTCACCAAGGGCAAGACCCTAGTGAACCGCTCTGGACGCGAGTTCACCATCCTGAGCACTAAGTTCACGGACGCCGGAACCGCGCTCCGTCCCGGCGACCCGAACTATGTAGGGATGGTCCGCCCGGAGATGGGCCGGGGTTTCGACCTCTTCGTAAGCCAGACCCAGCTCGACGACGGCGATTACCGACTCAAGTAAGCCAGACCCGGGAGGGGCTTCGGCCCCTCCCACCCCAAACTTTCTAAGGAGCCAAAATGTTCAAGCTGATCGGCGAAAACACCCTCACCGGAAACTCCTGGGTATGCAAAGCCGGGATCGCCACCAAAACCGAAGCCGACGAACTCAAAACCGGATACAAGCGGCTGGAGTCCGACTACAAGATCGACTACTACGTCACCGAGGACAAGTAAATGCTGACCTTGGCGCAGTGGGGCTTCACCAACGAAAACACTAACCCAGATAGGAGCCAAATTGCCGAAGATCAACCGGCGACCACAGATCACGGAACGGAGCGAGGCGCGGGAGGACGTGTCGTCCCTGATGCGGCTGAACTGGTTGGAGGACGCGTCCAACAATGCGGTTGGGTACGCGACAAAATACCCGAGGGACCCGTTCAAGACTGAGGCCACAATCGAACTCCGGGACGTGGCGCGACTGCTACTGGTCCTGATGCACGATCCGGAGGTAAACGGCAACAAGGACCTCGGCAGGAGATACGTCGAAATCCGGTCCGAGCAGCTCCGACTAAACGCGGTGAACCGCAGGCCCAGCACCAGTCCGCACGACTGGACGCCCGACAACGAAGAATCCGAACCGCCATTCTAGGAGGAATGAAATGACCGCAACAACCGCCGATATCCGGTACGACCACCATGGATCAGGATCACCAAGCTACTCCTTCAAAACCGAGCTGGAGCTGGAGGTTGGAGACCACGTGCTGGTGAAAGACCGTGGAGGAGTCCACCTTGGCAAGGTAATCAGGGTGCCGTCAACCCGACCGCACAAAGCCACCGCATGGGCATTCCAGAAGGTGGACCTTGCAGCAGCCGAACGAGCCGAGCGTAAGGGTCAGGTGCTCGACGAGCTGAAAACCAAAATCGAGGAGCAGCAGACCATGCAGCTCGCGTACCTGCTGGCCGAGAAAGATCCCACAATCCTGGCACTCATTAAGGAGCTGGAAGCATGAGCACGCACTTCACTGCACGAGTCGATATTTTCAAGGTCACCAAGACCACGATCAACAGCCGGGACCCTCAGGGCCAGCGTGACAAAGAGGAGATTATGAACATCACCCTCCGGGACGAGACCCTCCGGGGGCTGGTCAACAAGGTGACCGCGATCCTCGAAGTCAACGTGCCGACCCCGGCCATGGTAGCTGAGCGGGAGGGAGAATGAGCCGGGTCTGGCAGTTGATGGGATTGGCCGGGGTGGCGGTCCTCGGTCTGCTGGTCGGGGTGCTGGTGCCCGACTTCCCGGACTCGCTGATTTTGGTCCTGTATTTGGTGGCGTTCTTCGCGATCCTGCTGGCCTACAGCAAGTGGAAGGACCTGCATAGGGACCAGCGGGAAAGCCGGATGCAGGATCGGCAGGCCGAGTTCCACCGGCTGTACGCAAGGTACAGAGAAGCCAGCCGAACGGCCTACCGCGAGTACCTCGCCTCCACGGCCCCGCTCACGGGCGAGGAGTTCCAGTTCCCCAATTTCGCAGAATGGAGAGAAGATCGTGCCGAGACTAACTAAGGAGCAAATTGCAATCACAGTTATCGAGAACGCAAACCCCAAGGATTGGGGCTGGATCGCGGGCCAGCTCGTGGGGGCCAGTCTGGCTCACAACTTGGGACTCAAAGTCCACGACATTGTTGCCAAGCTCAAGACCCAGAAGAAGGCTAACTGATGCCACAGATTCAAATCGTAAGCTACTCGGAGCTGGACACCTTCCGGCAGTGCAACCTCAAGCACCTGCTGGCATACAAGCAGCGCTGGACCTCCGAGAAAGCTGAGGACTCCGCACTCGGCAAGGGGTCCATGTGGCACGCCGTGATGGAGGCCCACCATCTGGTCCTGATGCAGGAGCAGAAGGACGCCAACTATCGGACGCCTTCACCGGGGGACCAGCGGCTGATCCTGGCCAAGTGCCGTGAGGCGATCCGGCCTCACATCATGGACGAGAGGGGCAACCAGACCTCAACCCAGGCACTGATCGAGTGGATGTACGACGGTTACGTCGAGTTCCACGGGGTGGACGACGAGTGGATCACGATCGGGGTGGAGCTGCCTGCTCAGGTCCCGCTGCCTTGGCCGGACGGTCGCCCCTCTCACTACCACCTGAAACTGAAAATGGACCGTCTGGTCCGGTCCAAGCGGGACGGCCAAATCTGGATCGAGGACCACAAGTCCGGGGCCAACAAGCCCAGCCAGTTTGAGCTGCAGCTCGACGACCAGTTCGGCCTCTACACGTGGGCAGTTACCGCGCTCGGCCAGAAGGTCATGGGGTCGATGCACACCTACTGCCGCACGACCCAGAACACGGGCGACCGGCCTGAGGAAACCTGGCCCAAGGGCAAGAAGTACAAGGCCCAGACTTTGGAGGACCGGAACGAGCGGTTCTACCTGAACCGGTCCGACCGGGAGTTGAAGGCACTGGCGGACGACGCATTCGCCGCTGCCCGCAACGCCTACCCGCCCAAGGGCATGCAGCTTCCGCTGTACTCGGCCCCGGACGTCCGGAACTGCGGCTGGAAGTGCGACTTCAAAGAGGCTCACCTGATGTTGCGTGAGGGTCTGTCCATCGAACACGTGATGAAGGCCGAGGGCTTCCATCAGGATTTCACGAGGCACTAAATGACTACGACTCCAGACGACAACGACCCGCGCTACGAGGCATTCATGGGGGCTTTCGGTCCCAATGCGACTCCGGAGGGGCAGGAAGACCCCACGGAGGACCTCGGACCCACCCCGGAGGACTTCGGTGCCCCGAACCCACAAGCACCCCGGGAGAGCAACTCCGAGGCCCGCTGGCTGGGTACCCGCTCGGGAGACATGCTGCGGGAGTTCCTGGCCAACGGCTTCACCCGGCAGGAAGCGATCATGTTCATAGCTCAGATGCTCCCGCACCACCCGCACTAACCCCGGCTTGACACCCTGCCAAGCCTAGTGATTAGATAGTACAGCACCACCCGACCAGACGGGAGCCGATCTGGAATGAAACCATACGAAAGAGGATGAATTGCCACGCGCAACAGCCGCTAAAAAGAACGATAAGATTGCAGAGGCAATCGCCCAGACCAGCATCGATGATGTGGTCAAGGCAGCACCTGTCGAAGACGACCGAATGGACGACCTCTTCGCCCCCGTGGACGAAGTAGACGACTTCTACAACTTCTGCTTCTACGGGCTGGAGGGCTCTGGCAAGACCACGGCGATTGCGACGGCAGCGAACATCGCTCCCGAGGGCAGTAAGGTCCTGATCGTCAACGCCGAGGGTGGCGTGAAGAAGAAGGCCCTCGAACGGCGCGGGATCGACACCTCCAAGATCGTCCTGTGGCCGAACCCCAAGACCGGTGGACGGGTCACCCGCAAGGGACTGGAGAAGCTGTACCAGCGCCTACAGTCCGACCTCGCCAAGGACCCGAACTCGTGGTTCGCAATTGGCTGGGACTCCATCACCGAAGTACACGCCAAGATCGTGTCGGACGTGGCGAATGCCCGCATCCAGAGGGCCAGGGATCGGGACGTAGTAATCTCCGAGACCGACGAGTTCTTTACCGACCGTGACGATTATGGCGTAATGTCGAAGATGGTTAATGACCTTCTGCGCAAGTTCCGTGACCTCCCGGTGCACTACATCGTGACGGCACTGGAGCGCCGGGACGTGGATGAAAAGACCTCCAAGGTCTCATACGGCCCCGCAGTCACCCCGGCTCTGCAGACTTCCATTCTGGGCTACACGGACGTCAACCTCTACTTCAAGGCGGAGGACGAGGACGGACCGTTCCGGGCACTGGTGAAGGGTGTGGGTACCTTCCGCACCAAGGACCGGATGGGAGGTCTCCCCAAGGTGATCGCACAGCCCAACATGGAGCGGATCCTGGGCTACATCGATGGGGAGATTGAGGAGGCGTCCGACGACCTCCAGAAGGCTTTGCCAGCGATCAGGGAGCGCAAGCCCAAGGTCTCCGGCAAAATCCGCAAGACGGCAGCGGACAAGAGGGCTGAGGCAGCGTCCGAGGAGGACGACGCAGAAGCCGCCGACACCAACGACGACGAGTAAATACTCCAAGTCCAGCAGTACCCCGGACAACACGCCGGGTTCAACCCAAACAAGATAGGAACCACCAGAAATGCCTAAGCTCAACAAGAAGCTCGCAGCCGCCGTCGAAACCGCAGAGGTCGTCAGTGGCGATTTCCCGCTGCTGGACAACGGCTACTACTACGCCCAGCTCGGAGACGTAGAGGTACAGGACGGCAACTACGCGCCGGTCTGGAACGCGACCTTGGAGAACCTGCACAAGCAGTCCACCAACGAGAAGGCCAGCGGCAAGCAGTGGCTCCGCCTGAACGTCGTCTCGGACGAGAAGGCACCGGCCAATTACACCAACGGCGACAAGAAGTGGGCCTCCTTCCACTCCATGTCTCAGGGCCAGCTCCGTGGATTCTTCGAAGCCTTCGGGTACACCCCGGACAGCGACACTGACGAGATGCGCGGTGAATGGGCGCTGATCAAGGTCGGCACCCGCATCATTTCCTCCGGCGACCGCAAGGGCGAGAAGGTCAACGAAGTCAAGTCCATTGGCCCCGTTCCGGACGACTTCGACTCCACCGAGCTGGAGCCGGAAGGCGACGACACCTTCTAGTCCGTCCAAGTCTGTTTGATTGCGAGGCCCTCCGTCCACATTGGGCGGGGGGCCTCACCCCTTAGGAGTAACTGTGGTAAAACTGTCCGAACGTCACTCAGCCACTCTGGCGGAGTACACCCCCGAAACCATGCTGGATGCAGCCCTGGCCCTCGCCCGTGAGGGCTGGAACGTATTCCCGCTCCGTCCCGGCACCAAGATTCCGATGATCAGCAAGAAAGCAGGTGGCAACGGTGCACTCGACGGATCGACTGACGAGGACCTTATTCGCTACTGGTGGAATAAATACCCCTCTGCCGGGATTGGCGCAAATCTTGGCGACGACCGGTTGGCAATTGACCTCGATTTCAACCACGGCGCAACGCGGCTGGGGTCCCTACCAGATACGCGCACACATCACTCGGGACGGGGGAACGGCAACCTTCATCTTGTGTACCGAGTTGAGCCTGGATCGGCTGCTGCGGCTGTCAAGTCCGGAACTAACGTGCTGGGTTCAGGAATTGATATTAGAGCAGGTAAGGGATCTTATATTGTAATGCCTCCCACGCCACACGAAGAAACGGGCCAGCCTTACACCCTGGATGCTTACGACCGCGAAGAGCACCTGCTCACGGACGACGAGCTTGCCCTGATCTACCAAGAGGCCGGAGTTGCCCAGCCTGCGGCCTCCCGTGGGGCCAAGAAGGGCCTCGCAGTGGTGGACGGGACCAAGAGCCACAAGAGGCCGATGGAGAGCCACGCGAGTACCCTCGCGGGCCTTCTGGCGGACCCTCCGGGGGAGGGTGGCCGGAACGACTGGTTCGTCCGGGTCTGTGGCTTCATTGCCAAGAAAGCCAGCAGGTTCAATGACTACGAGATTGAGGTCCTCGGGGCGGCGAACCGTATGCCGAATCCGCTGCCCGTGGAGGAGCTGCAAAAGACCCTAAACTCGGTCTGGGAAGCGGAGCAGGCCAAGCCTACCAAGGTCCTGCACGAGGGCAACGGGTTCTTGACCGGCAACAAGGCACGGCTGTTCTGCCAGATCGCGGTGAAGAACGGGGACGAGACCCACTACGAACAGGCCCCATACGCGGACTTCGATATCGAGGCTCGTGGCGTGGCGGTGGACGAGACCTCCCGTCGCCTGTACTGGGTCCGGATTTACTGGGGCGGGAAGTTCTATGATACCACCCTACCGGGTGAGACCTTGGGTAACGAGAACGGGTTCAAGACGTGGCTCGCCGCACGAGGCATGAGCGTGGATCAACCTTTCATGGCCCAGCCCAAGACGCCACCCGCAACCAGAATCCTCCGGTACCTGAACAGTCAGAACCCACCCGAGGTCAAGATCGTGACCACCCTGGGTTATGACGAGCTGATGGATGGTTTCGTAACTCACGAGGGTCTGATCACGCAGGCGGGCAAGACCAGCAAGGAAGAGGCCCACATCGTGGCGGACCCCTCGCTGGTGGAGCGGGATATCGCCCCGTACGCCTACGGGATGGAGCGGGACCGGGCGGAGGCACAGCGGGTGCTGCGGGAGATTTTGAGCTTCCAAGAGGAGACCGCCACATCGATCTTCGGGGCTTGGTGGGCCGCGTGCCTGCTGAAACCGCAGATTCAGGACCGCACGGCGCTATTCCCGTTCTTCGGGGTGGAAGCGGCGTCGGAGTCGGGCAAGACGAACGGCTTCTTCGATCTGATGGTGGAGCTGAATGGGAACACGCGCGGGCAGATTGTCCCGACCCGACCGGTTCTCCGGGACTACGCGTCGGCCAACAAGAACGGCATTGTCTGGGCGGACGACCTCGACTCGTTGGAGGCGTATGGGGAGCTGCTGCGGGCCAGCACGTCCAACGGTACGGCCTCCAAGATGGAAGCTGACCGCAACGGTATCCGGAATACCAAGGTCGTTGCGCCGATCCTCATTACCGGTGAAGCCCTCGGGTTCGGAACTCAGAAAGCTCTCTTGGACCGTTCGGTGGTTCTGAATATCACCAGCCCGAAGGGGCGCAAGTCCAAGCACGACCCGGCCAAGCTGCAGTGGGAGGACGTGCAGGAGCTGCGGTCGCTCTACCCGAAGTCACAGGGTGGATTGTCGGTGCTGGCGGGCTGGTTCGTCCAGCACGCGCTGCAGAACACGAAGCCCGCACTCAAGGCCCTGAACGAGGCGGCTCGGGAGGTACCGGGACGACATGGGGACAAGCTGGCGGTCCTGAGGGCCGGGGCACGCCTGCTGGATGCTCTCGTGGGGCACGAGGACCCGTGGAGCGGGCAGGGCGAGCACGCACGCCGGGTGGATGCCTGGGCGGGGGCGAACGGGCAGACTCTGGATCAGGACAACACCCTGACGATGAAGGTCCTGCCGTGGGCGCTGCGGGCGTTCAATTACCCGGAGAAGCCGGAGCGGATCGAGATGGGCCGTTTCCAGAATCTGATCAGCCCGGTGGTGGTGAAAGGTGACCTTGAGTCACTCAACCGTCCCGGACTGGACGGCTCCACAGTGGAAATTTTCTTCTCGCCGGTACTTCTGGCGGAGGCTTGGAAGCGGGAGCAGGGGTTCAAGGTCGATACCCGTACGGAGACCCAATCCGCACTGAGCCAGCAAGCCCAGGCTTTGGCCGCTGGGCACAAGCTGTTCAAGGTAGAGGGCAAGGCGCAGCGTTACCGGGCACTCCCGAAGGAGTACTTGACAGCGGTGCTCAGCCGTGCTGAGGGCCAGGAGTAACAGCAACGGACCTGCCGCTGTGTACCCTACTGTAAACCAGATTTAGTTTAAGGAACCCCGGAAGGACGGGATCAGGACTTTCTAAAAAACAGAGTAACAATAGTAACAATATAATTTCTTTTTTCACATACACGGGAGAGGGGATCAGGTAGAGTCTGGTCTCCTCTCCTTTCTTATGAGGAGTCATGCCGGGAGCCTGTTACGCTGTATCCGATACCCCTTCTGCCGCGTCCTTCCGGGCCAGAGAGGTAGTTACCCTGGGTCGTTACCACCTGTTAGGGGTTGTAACAGACACCCCGGCTTGCGCGGCAGGCAAACCTGCTGGTAGAGTAGTCTCTGTGCCCCGGTGGGGCTGACAACAACTGATAACGAGGGAGCCAAATTGACTAACGGTATGGTACGTATGGAAGCCTACTTGGGACCGCTGCGCCCGGAGACCCTGGCTGCGGGTGAGGGACCGGACGGCGCGGCAGTGGCTGTCGTGAAGTGCTGGCCCGAGTCGGACCGTACGGAGTGGGTGGGAGCCTACCAGTCCACGGAGACCGCACTGGAGGCCCTGCGGGAGGCCACGAACGAGGAGACGTACGGCGTCCTGTGCAGCACCCGGAAGGTACACTAACGGTGAAGTTTCGGACGCGGATAAGCCAGATTCTGCCTTCGGACCTGCTGGACCTGTACAAGCGCGGGGTAACCCCGGGGTCCAGCATGTCGGTAGACACCGAAACCTCGGGCCTGCGCACCGACGAGGGAGCCAGGATTTCCACAGTCTCCATCGCTTGGCTGGACCCGGACGAGGAGTGGAAGTTCGTGCCTAATGATATCTGGCCGTCCGGGATCAGCACCAACCGCAAGGAGCCAGTCCACGAGGGCCAGCCAGATATCACAGTGGTTTCGTTTGCATGGCCGTTCGATCAGGGTGTATCGGGCACCGGCAAGCCGGAGGACCACGGGCAGGCGACGCTCTGGCCGGACGCGGAAAACCTGCCGCTGTCCGAGTGGGTCGCGCTGCTGGAGTTCATCCGGCTGGTGGGGGACTCCCACTCGCTGGACATGCAGAACAGTAAGTTCGACTGCCACATGTTCCGGGCAGGGTGTAGGCGCTGGCCGGGTATCGGCGACGACTTCATGGAGCTGGTCTCGTGGGACACCCAGAACGGCAACGATCTGGTGTTCGGCTTCCTGCCCTCGACCTCGCTGAAAGGTCCGGGGACGGCCACCGAGTTCCTGTGGGGAGCGCAGGAGTCCGACGAGAAGCACGTAATCTCGGAGTACCTCAAGAAGAAGAAACTGCCCAAGGGTCGCTGGGACCTGATGCCGTGGGATATCATCGCGAAATACGCCGATCAGGACGCACGCCTGACCACACGGTTGAAGGCGGTCCAGTTGGACTGGATTTTGGATGGTGGGGTCCCATGGATGGACGGCAAGCAGGGTAGGATGGAGGCGTCCGAGGCGTTCCAGCGCCGGATGAACATGACCTACCTGCTGTACCGGATGGAGAAGCGGGGTCTGCCCTTCGATATCGAGGAGGCCCAGCTCGCATCTATGGAACTCAAGTGGAGGGCCAAGAACTTCGCCAAAGATCTGCCGTTCAAGCCAGCCACGCTGGATATGGCCAAGCACTATTGGTTCGGGGCCGGGATCAAACACGGAGTCAATGGCCTCGGACACCCGCCCGTTGCCACGACTGATGGTGGCGCTCCCTCGCTGACCGCGAACGACCTTGGTAAGCTGATCTTGCAGGACCTCCCGGGCGCTGCGGTGTGGCGCAACTTCGCTAAATGTCAGGACGCAGACTCGCGCTGGTATGAGGGTTGGCTCAACAAGGCAGGCTCGGACGGCCGTCTGAGGACCTCGGTCCGACAGAACGGCACCCGGTCCGGTCGCTTCTCCGTCGAGGGCATCCAGCTCCAAGCGATCCCGCAGAACTACAAGCTGTCGGGTTATGAGGGCATGGATGGTATACCTTCGCCGCGTGCCCTGATCGGGTCTGCGGTGGCGAAGATGCCGGGTTGGGAGATGTGGGAACTAGACTTGGCCAATGCCGAGTTGAGGGTGGCGGCTCTGTTCGCAAAGTGCCAGCGAATGCTGGACATGATCGATCAGGGCATGGACCTGCACGGCGAAACCGCCAAGGAGCTGTTCAACGCGTCGGAGGACGACGAGAACTGGGACCAGCGCCGGTCGATCGCCAAGCGAGCAAACTTCTCGCTGATTTTTGGTGTCGGCTGGGCCACGCTGCAGCAGAACATCGAAGTAAACACCGGTATCATCCTATCGGACCGCGAGGCCCAAGTTCTGGTGAAGGACTGGAACGCGCTCTACCCGGAATACAAGCGGGCGATCAACGAGCACATGGCCCGGATCGAGCGTCGGCAGAAGGACCGCCGCGAGGTCGCCGGATATCTGCAAATGTCCAACGGCGAGCGCAGGTGGTTTGCCAAGCACGAGGACACCCACAAGGGGTTCAACCAGCGGGTCCAGCCCTCGCTGGCGCAGTTCGGGATCAACTGGTGGACGCTGGCGGACAAGTACATTTCCAGCCAGCTCACCGAGGAAGAGCTGGAGGTCGGCGGCACTGTGCTGCTGGTCCATGACTCGATGGTTCTGCTGCTGCCCAACGACCGGGCCAAGGCGATCATTGACCGAGTGATTGAAATCGGTGTTGAACTCTGGGCCGAGACCTTCCCGGGGGTCCCGGGTGGGGTCGATGCGAAGGAATGGAACCGGTGATGGTCGACGGATACGGTAGAATAAACGTATGGGCATCACTACCGGACCTAGGGTCACCTGCAAGCACTGTGGAACCGAGCACCCTCGGGAGCACTATTACACGAACGGCAAGAATGGGGTCATTCGGAACTGCCGCGACTGCCGGAATCGGTTCACCCGAGAGGCCAAGCGCAGACTCCGAGAGAAGGTCATTCAGCACTACGGCGGCAAGTGCGCCTGCTGCGGTGAAGATCGTTACGTGTTCCTCAACATCGACCACATCAACGGCGGAGGGAATGCCGAGCACAAGGCCCAGGGTCCAGACCTCGCACGGCGGCTCCACAGGAGCGGATACCCTGAGGGGTTCCAGATTCTGTGCTGGAACTGCAATAATGCGAAGCACCTGCTCGGGTCGCTCGACCTCTGCCCGCACAAAGCTGGAACAAGTGACTAAGGTCGAATGGACTTACCCTGGGGTCTGGAACAAGTAGACTTAACTAGTCACAAATAGATTTCCGTTTCACGTGAAACGGGACAACCCAACAGAAAGATGGATATGAGCAACATTGCAGTAGTAGTAGGCGGACAGTTCGGCTCCGAGGCCAAGGGACACGTGACGGCGCAGCTCGTCGCACTGGCAGCGAGCGCAGATCGTGAAGTGATCAACGTCCGGGTAGCGGGGCCGAACGCGGGTCACACCGCGTACGACGACGAGGGCAACAAGTTCGCTTTCCGTCAGGTACCGGTGGGGGCTGTGATTGAGCCGATTACCTCGGTGATCGCCGCAGGCTCCGAAATCGATCTGCCGGTGCTGATTGAGGAAATCCATCTGGCACTGGACCACGGCCACATCTTGGACCTGCTGGTGGACGGCAACGCGACGATGATTGAGTACCACCACAAGATGCAGGAGCAGGAGGGCAGGATGGTAGAGAACATCGGCTCGACTGCCAAGGGTATCGGCGCTGCCCGTGCCGAACGCATCTGGCGCACGGCCCGCCGTCTGCGCGACGTTCCCGAGGCCATGACGTTGCTGAACCAGCTCCCGGGGGTGCAGGTGGCCGATACGGTCGGTTACCTGCACGAAGCGCTGCAGAAGCCCAACGCCCACGTGATCATCGAGGGCACTCAGGGTTACGGACTCGGAGTCCACACGGACGCCTACCCGCAGACCACCAGCTCGGACTGCCGCGCCATTGACTTCCTTGCCATGGCCGGGATCAGCCCGTGGCAGACCGGGGTTGACGTAGTACAGGTGTTCATTGCGGCCAGGGTCTACCCGATCCGCGTGGCTGGCAACTCCGGACCGATGAACAACGAGACCACTTGGGAGGCCCTGGGCCTGCCGGAGGAGCGGACCACGGTCACCCAGAAGGTGCGCCGGGTGGGGGACTGGGACGGACAGCTCGTCGCTGACGCGTTCCGGGCCAACGGAGGAGTCCGGATCAGCGAGGACAATCTGGAGGCCCTGCTCTGGCAGGCGGTCGAGGGAGGCCCCCACGTGGTTGTTGCGCTGACCATGCTGGATCAGGTTATCCCGGAGATTGCGGGCCTGACTTCGTTCGACGACTGCGACGCAGCCACGCTGCAGAAGGTCGAGGAATGGATTGACCGCGTCTACCGTGACACTGGCGCTCAGGTCAAGATGGTCGCGACCTCGCCCAAGACTGTTGTCCGGATCGGAGCCTGAGCCATGGCCGACTGGCAGCACGCGCTGAACTGCGCCAGCCTGATCCCGCTGGCCGAAGGCAACGAGGCCTACCCCTGCTCCTGCGGTGCGGAGGCCCGTCAGAAGGCCTCGGACGAGCGGGAGGCCCTAGAACACCGGCACCTGTCTCCGAAGCCCGAGGAGGCCCCGTCCGTGCCCTTGGAGCAGGTAGGGGAGCTGGAAGAGGACGAGCAGGGGCTGTCCGGCCTGTTCAAGCTCCATGGGGTTGAGCTGTCCGATGAAGCCCGGGAAGCGGTGATAGCCAACATGGCCAGGTCCCGGATACTGGACCTGTCCGTGGGGGAGGTCAGGTCGGTGTCCTCCACCGGGGCCGAGAAGGGCGTCAAGGAAGCCCGGTTCGACCTGATCCCGGTTGGGCCGCTGGAACAGGTCGCGATCCACTTCGGCAGGGGTGCGAAGAAGTACGAGCCGCACAACTGGCGCAAGGGCTACGAGTTCAGCAAGGGTTATGCTGCCCTGCAACGGCATGCCAACTCGTGGTGGGCCGGTGAGAACCTCGACCCCGAGATGGGGACTTCCCATTTGGCGGCTGTGGCGTTCCACGCTCTGGCGCTGCTGGAGCTGAGCGAGACTCACCCCGAGATGGACGACAGGTTCATCCTCTGATGGGCCGACCGAGTAAAGCTGCGCAGGCCGCTTACATCAAGCGGATCGACGCACTCAAGAACCGACTGCTGGACCTCTGCGCCGAGGAAGATCGGGGCCTGTCGGTGGACTTGGAGTTCCAGCGGGTGCGCCGGTACCACCATGAAGATGAAATCCCTATGATCGAAGCCTATGAGAAGGTTATCGACGAAATCACGAAAGGACCGGTCAAGCTGTGACCAAGACACTCTACCTCGCCTACCCGATTGACTTCTCGGGCGGGCACCCCGTCACCAAGGAGATAGCGAATACCGTCGCGTGGGCCAAGCGGGAAGTCCTCGGAGACTCCGGGATACTCGCCTACGATCCCGGGGCCGCTTGGTCCGTGGGAGGCCGGAGGAAGGTCACCCCGGAGCTGCAGAAGATCAATCAGGCCGCGATCCAGCAATCCGATTCAATGCTGGCCTACGCTCCGGCAGGCGTGAGGTCCTGGGGTGTACCGGCTGAGGTCGAGCGGGCAGCACTGCGCGGGATGAACGTCGCGATCATTACAGACGGCAACCCTTCGTGGGCCATGCCGACCGGACCCAACGTGAAGGTGGTGCAGACCAAGACTGACGGGGTGTATCCTTGGCAGTTCGCTACCATCGAGGCAATGGACTGGCTGGCGGACCAGAAGCTGCCCAGCTTCGCCAAGGGCAACCCAGCCCGCGAGCGCAAGACCCTACAGTTCGCTCCTGTGGACGGAGCCGAGGTCCAGTTGCCTACCCGCGCATACAGCGACGATGCGGGGCTGGACCTGTTCGTGACCGAGGATACGTGGGTCCCGGCCAACGGGTTCGTGGATATCCGGTCCCACATCAAGGTCCAGTTGCCTGACTGGAGCTGGGGTTTCCTCGTTGGTCGCAGCTCGACCCTCCGCAAGAAGGGCCTGCTCGTGAACCCTGGGATCATCGACGCGGGCTACCGGGGCGAGCTGTTCTCGGGAGTCCAGAACATGACCTCCAAGCCGGTGCACGTGGAGGCCGGGGAGCGCATCGCCCAGTTGATCATCATCGGTAACGGGACCCGGCAGATCGAGCCGGTACTGGTGCCGGAGCTGAACAGCCACGCCCGGGGCAAGAACGGGTTCGGTTCGTCCGGTAAATAAATACAGCGAGACCCCGGTCCCTTTCGGGCCGGGGTCTCTTTGTGTGTTCCTAGTCGAACATCAGGGCTTCTGTCGTGTCGTCCACCGAGACGAGGCTCTCACCGAGGGCCGAGCGCTCCGGGACCTGAGCTACGTAGTGGGTCGTGTTGGCGTCCTCGTTCCAGACCTTGTACCAGACCCGGTTGGTGCGGAAGTCCACGAAGATTTCGCCCGTCAGGGAGAGCGAGGGGTCCAGGTCCGTCAGTTCGACGGCGAGGTCGGTCATTACGGACTTGAGGTTGGCGAGGGTTTCGGTCTTGAGTTCCATTTTTGGCTCCTTCGTTGCGGGGGCTGTCTGCCCCTCTAAATTAAATTTTACACTATCGTTGCCCGCGAGTCAAGCCCGGGTACAGGTCGGCCCCGGACTTATCGCCCGGGGCCTCGCTGTTAGTCGCCCATCTTGTCCATGTCGCGCTTGCGCGGGGTGCTGTAGCAGATCGTCCGGATCAGGGCGACCGAGACTCCCCATTCCGAGGCGATCAGGCTGGTCGGCACGCCGTCCGCGAACTCCTCGCGGATTTTGGCCATTGCCGCGTCCTGCAGCTTCCGGCGACGGCCTACGCTGTCGTAGAAGTACTCCGCCTTGTAGGTGGCGGGCTTGCTGCTCTTGCGCTTGTTCAAGGTTGGCTCCTTATCGAACTGGACCGGCCTTTCCGGTCCATATTTCAATTAAATCACATCCTTGTCACTCAGTCAAACCGGGACAAGGGGAGACCCCCGGCCTGTACGACCGGGGGTCCAGGGGTCTTAGTTGGCCTCGTACTCCACCCATTCGCCGGAGCCGTCTCGCTTGGTGTTGCGCTCGGTCTTGCCGAAGTGGTTCTCGCGGAGCGGGTATTCCCAGCGTCCGATCTTCACGAAACCCCGCTCGCGGTAGACGGGGGTTTCGTCCTCGAACATCGGCTCCGGGACCTCCGTTGCCGTCTCCTCAGCGTGTGCGGCCTCCTCGGCGGCTACGACCTCCGCGATCTTTCCTGCGGGCTTCGCGGGCTTGTCCTGGACCTTCGCGGGGGTCTTGCGGCCTGCTGCGCGCTCCAGCTTCGCGGCCTCCTTGGAGACCAGACGAGCGGCCATCATCTTGGCCTTGTGCTGGAGGTTCGCGGTCGGCAGGGCCTCCAACTTGCCAGCGTTCCCGGCGTCGTTGTAGTCCGCTGCCATTGCCCGGGCGACGTTGCCAGCGTGGCGGGCGTCGTGTCCCGGCTTGTACATCGTCTTGGCTGAGCTGGTGGCCTCGCCGCAACCGCAGGTGCACTTGCGGGTGGTGACGGCCTTGGGCGGGTTGCCCTTGGTGCCGAAGATTGCGTTGATGGTGTCCTGCGCCTTGGGGGTGGTGTTTTCAGTCATTTTTGGCTCCTTCACTGACGGGGCCGGTCCTTCCGGCCTCATATTTCTATTAAAACATACCCTTGACTGCGTGTCAAGTTAGTGGGACCGGGAGGAATCGAACCTCCCTAGCGGACTACGTACGAGGGGTGACCTCACGACCGTGCCAGCTCCAGTTAACCAGGGGTCCCAGTGGGGGTCCCGGAGGACCCCCGGAGGGGCTACTTCTGGAGGGCCTTCACGAACTTCGCGAAGAGGCGGGTGGAGAGCTGGGAGGCTTCGGCGGGCTGCTTGCCGGTGGTCCGGGTCTCGGCTACGAGACGGGAGACGTGCTTGGCGTCGTGGCCCGGGCGGTACTGCGCCCTCCGGCCATTGACGTTGACACCGCAACCGCACTTGCACTGGCCACCCTCAGGGATACGGGCCTCGGTGATCGCTGCGGGCTTGCGGGTCGTGGGGACCTCAGCTTCCTCGACGATTTCGAGCTTCTTTTCGCCCTTGAGTGCCAGCACGGCCTCTACACCCTTGGCCGTGAGTGACAGCCACTCTTCGCCGTCCTCGTCACGTTCGTGCTTGATGAACCTCCCGTCCTTGACCAGCTTGGTGATCGCCCGGGCCGAGAGGGTCTTGGAGTAGCTCATTTCGTCCCGCATTGCCGAGTACCAGATACCGGACCCCTCGGTGATCCCATCATCGAAGAACGAGAACTTCTCGTTGCCGAGGTCGATCAGGGTGTTGATTACGGCCTTCTCGGTGTTGCTGAGGGTCTGGGTCTTTGCCATTTTCGGCTCCTTCGATCTTGTGGGGTTCCGGGTGAACCTCTAAGAACTACTTTACCAGAATCTTGCCCTCGAGTCAAGTTATCCCGAGGGCAAGATTCCCGTGTTACTTTGCGTTACTGGCACGGGCAGGCTCAAATGGCTGAACCTTGAGTTCCACGAGGCGGTCCCGGAGACGGCCTCGCCCGTAGTTGATGATCGCGTGGTACAGGCGGTCCTGCAACGCGGCGGACGGCAACAGGATGAAGGCGTCCGATACCTGAGTCTGAAAGTCCTTGAGCTTGGTCTTTCCGTGCTCCACGGAATCGATACCGTTGAGCAGCTCCTGCAACAGGTGCGAGATGTGTTTGCTGTCATGACCGGGCCGGTAGACGCTTCGGTAGCTGGCGGTAGCTTCCCCACAACCGCAGCGGCAAAGCGAGGAAATCGGACCGGTCGTTGGTGCTGGAAAATCAACCATTGGAATAGCTCCTTATTCGATGTGAGACCGAACTGGTTATAACCCCTGCCCCTCTATTGTAAGACCGGATTTGCCAGCTTGTCAAGATATGTGAGTAGACCCCGGCTAGACAGGCAGTCAAATATGGTGGTAGAGTAGTACTCAGACCCAGCCGGGGTGGCTCCTTACGGCTCGGTCCTTTGGAGGCCCGAGGGCAGATAGCTGGACGCAAGTCCCGCCAGGATTCGAACTTCGGGCCTCCAACAGTATCCACAGGAGCCAAGATAGGGAGCCAGAATGCGACAGACCAAGCAATACTCGATGAAGTCCCTGCCCGTATGGGCACAGCAGCGGCTGGAACAGGCCGAACGGGACCTCGAACTCGCCCAGCGCGAGAACGCCCAACTCAAGCGGGGCCAATTCGGAGAGCCAGGATCAAACACCTACCTCAGCGACTTCGGCGAAGATGCAGTCATGCTGCCCGAGGGAGCAACGGTCCACTTCCGTCTGAGCGACTCCGACTGGCCAGACGAAGTGATCCGCGTCAGGGTCACCCGGAAAGGCGTGCTCAACATCAACGGGTCGCAGCAGTTGGTTATCCTGCCCTCGGCCAGCAATGACATTCAGGTAGGAAAGATTTGATTAACCTCGACCGTATCTGCATCAACGAATGCGAGGACAAGGCCCAGCCCGGGCACCTGCTCTGCCAGACCTGCGGGTTCAGGCTCTGGCAAGAGCTGCACTGGCTGGCCGACGTGTATGACCCGCTATTCCAAGCCCTGACCCGGAGGCTCAATGTCGAAGAAAAAGCGGAACAAGTCAAAGTCAAGGGGGCGAAAGACCCCATGGTTACGGGGCTTGACCTTAACGACGAAGCTGCTAAAGTCCGGCACGATATACGAGGTATCGCTTATGCGGGAAGGGGTTGGATCAATCTACTCTTCGCTGGCACCAGTCGAGGCCCCGGTCGTAAAGACGTGCCCTACGAACTGCGCTATCTTGCACGTAACCTAGACACCCTCGACCGCGACCCCGCAGGGACCGACAAGATGCGGCACTGGGGAGCCAGGGTCGTTGCCGCAAGGCAGGCCGCAGAGAAGCTGGTCACCCCCGATCCACTCATGTCCGCGTACTTCTACCGGATCGAGAACCTCGCCTGCTCCATCAAATCCGGCGAAGAGGGGGACTCCACCGTGGAGTGTGGCGGTGCCCTCGGAGTATGGATGGTCCAAGGCAAAATGGTGGACAAAGACTTCACCTGCGCAGTCAACCCCGGCCACACCGTGACCCGGGAAAAAGCGATACTCGACGCCCACAAACGGGCAACCCAAACCAAAGCGGCGATGGGTCTGATCCAAGCGATCCTCGGCAAAGGAGCCAAGCCATAGTGGCCACGCACTGGGTAGTCAAGTGCACCGAGTGCGGCAACACCAAACTGCAAGATCAACCCGCCTCGGAGGACTGGACCTGCGAGCGCAAACATGGAAAGGTACAACAATAATGGACTTAATGTACTGCTGGGACGACGACACGACCGGCTGCATCTGCGGCAACGAATGTGAGCCTCCTGCCTGGATCATCAAGATGTGGGAAGCCGAAGAGGGACTGCAGAAAGCGGGGGCCGAGTGATGGTCGAGGACAAGACCGGGTTCTTTGTCCTTGCCTTCTTCGTAATCATATGCTTGGCGGTATGGGTACACAGCCACTGGCCCAGGCATTAGGGGCAGGAAACCCAGGGTATAGGGTGGGGTTCGTTGGGTATATACCCCCCATGTGACGAACCTCACCTATACCAATATATTGACACCCAGTATACTTGACAAATAGAATAGTAACGTTGGTTTCGTTTAATTGAACGGGACCAACAGTCGTGTTAGGGGTTGAGCACATGGCAGTAGACGAATGGGTGAACAACTCAGGCCGTAGACGCAAGATCGCAAAAGAGCTGCTGCCCAAAGGTGTGGTAGTCAAGTGCTGGATCTGCAAGCAACCCGGTGCCAACCAACTCGACCACATCAAGCCAAGGTCCAAATACCCCGAGCTGATCTGGGACCGCGCCAACATCGTCCCAGCGCACGACACATGCAACAACACCAAAAGCGATAATGACGGGGTCCCCAGTCTGGGGGTCCACTCGGAGGTCTGGTAATCAAGGTGGGATACCCCGGGTATAGGGGGCATTCGCGCCTTGAGACCTCCCAGACCCGGACAGGGTAACCGTGATA